CATTGAGTGCAAGCTCGGCAGGAATGATCCGAGCTGGCGTTGGCATTTCAGCTATCGCAATCGGCATGAATCTCTTGGCTCTCGCCGTAAAGCAGTTCGCAGGCCTGAACATGTCCGAGCTCGGTAAGGGTCTTGGCTCTGTGGGTGCCGGTCTCGTCATTGTGGCAGGTGCCATGAAGATTATGCCAAAGAGCATGATCGCTCAAGGTGCAGCCATCATTGCCATCGCGCTTGGTCTCAAGATCCTCGCAAGTGCAGTTGCGCAGTTTGGTGGTCTGAATTGGAGTGCAATTGGCAAGGGAATGCTCGGTATCGGCGGAGCACTTGTTGTCATCGCTGGTGCCATGCATCTCATGCCGAAGAACATGATCCTCACTGCTGCCGGTCTTCTTCTGGTCTCTCTTGCTCTGGGCAAAATTGCTTCAGCAGTTGAAAGCATGGGCGGAATGTCTATTGGCGCAATCGCAAAGGGTCTCGGCACTCTTGCCGGATCTTTGGCGATCTTGGCGGCCGCTTTGTATGCTATGTCGGGAACGCTAGCAGGTGCAGCGGCTCTAACGGTTGCTGCCGTTGGCATTTCTATGCTTGCTGGAGCCCTAGTGAAACTTGGAGGGTTGTCTTGGGGATCGATTCTCAAGGGTCTCGTTGCACTTGCTGCGGCGTTTGTAGTGATTGGTGTAGCGGGAGCGTTGATCACAGCAGCTGTGCCTGGTTTGCTTGGCTTCGGGGCAGCGATGCTGTTGATCGGAGCGGGACTGGCACTAGCGGGTGCGGGTATCTTCCTCGTCGCCACAGGGCTAAGCGCTCTTGTGGTCGCAGCCCCAACCGGGGTCGGCGTCATCCTTGCCGCAATTACGCAGCTCCAGAAGGGCATTATCGAGAACGCTAAGTTGCTTGTCCTTGGGATCTTGGAGATTGCCAAGGCGTTTGCTGCGGTTGCTCCACAGTTTGTCGACGCCATTGTCAAGATCCTCGGAAGTCTCTTGGATGCCATCATCAAGATGTCGCCCAAGATTGCCGAAGCGTTTAATGCCCTGATCGAGCTGGCTCTATCGGTCATTGCTCAGAATCAGGGAAAGATCATTCAGGCAGGCTTCAATTTGATCTTGGCATTGCTGAACGGTATCAGGAACAACCTTCCGGCACTTGTTACCTCGGTGACGAACATCATTATCCAGTTCCTGCAGACTCTTGCCAATAACTATGCTCGTATTGTTGCGGCAGGTGTTCAGCTTCTCACGAAGCTTGTCACAGGCATTCTGAGTGCCATTACGCAGATCCCCACCGCCGTACTGCAGATCATTACCAGATTTGTAAGTGCGGTGACAGCCAATCTCGCACAGATCGCAACGGCAGGGATCACTCTGCTTACTCGATTCCTTCAGGCCATTGCCAGTCGTATCGGCGATGTAGTCAAAGCAGGTACCGATATCGTCGTGAAGCTAATCACAGGTATCGGTGATGCGGGTAGCAGAATTGTCGCTGCAGCGGTCGACGCGATTTCGAAGTTCATCAATCAGATCGCTCGAAGCTCGGTCAAACTCGTAGACGAGGGTTTCAAGGCGATTATCTACTTCTTGAACGGCGTTGCAAATGCCATCAATGCTCATTCTGGCGAAATGAGAGCTGCTGGTTTCCGAGTCGGCATCGCTATTGTCGATGGTATGACCGGCGGTTTGCTCAGTAAAGCTGGAGCCTTGTACAGTCAAATTGAAGGAATTATGAGCAAGGCTATGAGCATCATGCACAAGATTCCTGGTATCAGCTCTCCTTCAAAGGTGACGACTGATATCGGTAAAGCAATCATGGATGGTTTGTTCAAGGGTATTTCTCAGAACGGTAAGGCTCCTATCACAGCAGCCGAAGAGATGAGCCGTTTGGTCATTGGCAAGTTTGCCGAGACCTTCCAAACATATTCTCCGTCCAAAGTCATGATTGAGATTGGTCAGTACGTCGGAGAAGGCTTTGCTCAGGGTCTGAGAGAGTCCAAGGAAAGTATTAACACCGTTTGGAAAGAGCTGAACGACAAGCTTCTTGAAGCGATGAGCACTGCTCGAGAGACGATCATATCCGAGCAGAAGAAGCTTGATGAACTGCGAGACGCCAAGAAGCCTGATGCTGAAGCAATCAAGGCTGCTCAGAAGGTCATTGCTGAGAATCAACAGATCTTGGCGAGCTCAATTGCTGGACACAAGGCCCTGACTCAGGAACTCAGAAATGAGAAAACAGAACTGATTGGTCTTGTCACCGAGTACAACAATATCAGTGAGAAGCTGTCGGCTGCTCGAGATAAATTGAAGGCGGCCAAGGAAGAGAGAGCTTCAACAATCAAGGGTTATGTTGACCAGTACTCTACCTTGCCTTCTCTTACTGAAGGTGAAGGTACTGGGCAGGAGCAATTGGCCGCATATTTGCAGGCTCTCAAGGACCAGACCGCTGCTGTCGGAGCATACAAGACCACGCTTGAGCAACTGAGAAAGCTTGGTTTGGATGATGCGACGTATCAGAAGCTTCTCGAAGAGGGTACTGCCGACCAGGAGTTTGCTACGGCATTGCTTTCTGGCGGCAAGACTGCGGTTCAGGGTCTTAACAAGCTTGATACGCAGCTTACAGCTGAAGCTAAGAAACTCGGTAATCAGGCAGGACATAACCTGAAGGACGCCGGTGTTCTGGCTGCTCAGGGTCTTGTCAATGGGTTGAAGTCTCAGATGGATGAGCTTAGAGCCCAAGTGGAAGCCATGGCCGATGAAATCAACCGTGCTTTCAGGGCAAGACTGAAGATCAAGTCTCCGTCTCAGGTGATGGCGGAAATCGGCGTGTATGTTGTGGAGGGTCTTGCTCAGGGAATCACTAAGTCAGCACACATAGTGGCCGATGCAGCAGATGTCGCAGCTACGGCCGCGATGGATGCAATGAAGAGTTCTATGAGTAAGATCTCGGACGTTGTGACGAGCGAATTGAATCCCAATCCGGTCATCACGCCCGTACTAGATCTTACGCTGGTTCGAGCTCAAGCTGGTGAATTGGGCGCCCTTACCAAGGTGACACCAATTACCGCAGCCACCTCATACGGACAGGCATCAATGATCTCTGCGGAGCAGGCCGCTGCGGCCCAGACTGAGGAAGAACCGTCAAGCGCTCTTGGACCAACGGTGAAGTTCGAGCAGAACAACTATTCGCCGGAGGCCTTGACGGAAATCGAGATCTACAGACAGACAAAGAACCAGTTGTCACAACTCAAGTCTGCACTCGCTCTTACTTAACCTGCTACGGCCCCCTTCGGGGGGCCAGAAAGGTCTGAAAGCCGTGCTAACAGAAGTCAAAGCATTCAGTTCATGGCGTTCAGCGCCTGTGATGCCCCTAAACGGTAGCAGAGCCGAGACAGACTTGATCCAGGTTCGAAACATTAGCGGATTAGATCCAGTCAAGGCGTCTGTTAACACATCGCCCTACGGTTCTGTCGATGGGGCATCCTACGTAGGTAGCAGTCTGACAAACCGGAACATCGTCCTTACACTGCATCCGAATCCAGATTACGACAACTGGACGTATGAGAGTCTTCGAAGACTTATCTATGCATATTTCATGCCGAAGCGCCCCACGAAGCTTGTCTTTTATAGCGACGACATGATTCCCGTGGAAATCTCAGGAATTGTCGAGGGCGTTATCGTCAACATGTTTAGCAAAGATCCAGAGCTTCAAGTCTCAATCATCTGTCCAGATCCATATTTCACCGCTCTCGAGGCAACCGTCATTACAGGCCAAACCGTTCGACCGGGAGGAGACGTTGTCGTCGTCGATTATGGGGGAACGATCGAAGCAGGTATCAACGTCAAAGTCACCGCGGTTACTGCCCCAAATCCTACGGCAATCGTCGTTCAGCTTGGAGATCCGTCGATCACGTCGTTTGGCGTAGATGCTACGGTAGATCCCTCAATGTACTTCGAACTGAGCTCTATTCCCATGCGGAAGTTCGTTCAGAACGTTGGGATCGGCAGCGGTGTCATCACGAACCTTCTCTCCAAGGTGAGTATTCAAGAAGGATCAGCGTGGCCGACACTTCAGCCTGGCGAGAACGAATTTCTTGTCATTACGGATCAGGGAGCACAGGATTGGGAGCTCACATATTTTGAGCGCTTCGGAGGGCTCTAATGGAACCGTATACGCTGGATCGCAGCTTCCTCAAGCAAAATATCATCGATGGATATGACTCGATCATATGGACTGAGCGATATTACGGCGATAGTGCGATTGAGTTGGTGGTTCCGGCAACGATAGAGATGTTCCAGAAGCTGGCCCCAGGAACTTTTGTAGGTCTCGATTCGTCCGATGAGATCATGATCCTTGAGACGTTCAACATCGAGAAAGGCAAGTTGAAGGTCACCGGGATTTCCATCCTACCATGGCTGGACAACAGATTCGTTCGGACGTCAGCTCTACACGAAGATAAGTACTGGTATCTCGAAAGTGGGACTGCGGGTTGGACTCTTTGGGCTATTGTCTACTACATGTGCTGTCAGGGCAGTCCATATTTGAACGGAACCAATCCTACGGGTATCGCCAATCCTCAGGCACTGGTTATTCCAGGATTGGGTCTCAGGGCGTATGATCAATCAGGCCCTGTCGTCAAGGTTGGTGTGCCATACGGACCGGTCTACAAGGCTTTGAAGGAGATCGCTTCCACATACGAGATCGGGATGCAAATCACGCTGGATTCAGTCAGTGATATCGCGTTTACTCTCGGATTTCGTAGTTACAAGGGCGTCGATCGTACCAGTGGACAATCAGAGAATCCTGTCGTTCGCTTCTCTCCCCAGATGGATTCTTTTACAGATATTAAGGAGCTTCAATCCATCAAGGAGATGAAAACTCTTGTATATTCATTTGCTCCTGACAACTCAGACATCAAACCTCTGATAACCACGCCTGGTGTGGCCAGTTTGTCGGGGCCGCAGTATACAGGGTTCGATCTACGCGCCATGATGATCTTTGCCGACGACATCACAACCGACATGGTCGCAGGAAACTCTCAAAGCCTCGTAAACATCTTGAATAGCCGAGCCCTTGATGAGCTCACTAACAATCACTTCATCAAGTCCGTGGATGGAGAGATTGTGCCTGATAACCAGTTCCAGTACGGCATTCACTACAACCTCGGAGATGTTATTGAGGTGGAAGGAAATACTGGAGTGGTTCAGTCGGCTAGAATCACCGAGTATATTCGGTCTCAGGATGCTGCTGGAGAAAAGGCATATCCTACCGTGACCATGATTGGTTGATAAATGACAACCGCGGTGGAAATCATAATCGTCATAGGAGTATTTTATTTCGGAGTATTCATAGGTTTCATTCTAAGAAAATGGTTAGTTGATCGATCAGGTTATGACGGAGATCTATTGATAATAAAAGATGATGATAAGATCATATATTCTCTCGAACTCCATGATGACCCAGAAATGATGGAATTCAAGAACGAATTGATCTTTAAAGTCAAGCCTTTGGAGGAGAGTTCTGATCGCAGATGAAACATTTACTATAATGAACTCTACTTAGGAGGACTATGTTCAATTCTAGGGAGCAGTCGAATAATCAACGTTTAATCGAAGTAGAACTCGATCGTGCGCTTATTCACTTGAAGGCTGAGACGATCACCAACGAAGAGTACGCAAAGACGCTGAGTCTCGTTGAGAGATTACACAAGATGCTGGATAAAGAAAAGCCAGCGTCTGTGAGCAAGGATACGATGCTCACTGTTGCTGCGAATCTCGTTGGGATCATCTTGATCCTCAAGCATGAGCATGTGAACGTGATCTCGTCGAAAGCGTTGGGCTTCATCATGCGCCCAAGATAACAAAGTGACCAAGAGAGTCGTATGGAGGGCCGCAAACGCGGCCTTTCATATTTTTTTCGCAAATCTAAAAAATCCCCGGGGGGAAATTTCGCTCCAATTCGCAGATATTACATCGCGTATAATGAGAAGGGTGGCGCCTAAGAGAGGGGAATCTTACGGCTGCCTCCTTCTCATATTTTTCTCGCACAAAAAACACGGCGTATAATGAAACCTACAATAAGGAGAAATTGTGTTTAAGAACCCGACCGTTCAGTCCGTTGCGACCGAGGTCGTCGTGTATGCTGCCATCATTGGTGGCGTGTACGTCACGACCAAGGCCTACAAGGGCATGAAGCGGAAGTTCTCTCGCAAGGTTGCCTAGTTGGTTAAGAGAGAGTCCTCCCCGGACTTTCTCTTTTTGTTTCTATTCGCGAGAATTACATGGGATATAATGAGAGGAGTCGGAGTCTTGATTGTAAGGCACCAGCTTGGGCTAGTGATTGTACTGACCCAAGCCTATACCAGACTTCTCTTTTTCTTTTGTGTAATCCTTCGGTAAGGGCCTGTGTCATTGTGAGGCGACAAAACCACGGGGCGTACACTCTGTGGCACAAACCGTCTACTCCTGTACGGGAGGACGTGGCGTGAAATAACCTATACTGGTAGGACACTGACGTCAAGTGTCTTCGCGGGCTGGCGACCCGAAAAAGAGACGCTGGTTATCAACGCTCCGCAGGCCCTTATCAAAGGATTATACTCGCACCGAAAACATGCTCTTTAATGAAACCTATTAAGGAGTATTTGATGATTGTACGATTGATCATTCGATCCTTCCTGTACCTATTCATGACGATTGTTGCAGG